AGCCCCTCGCGGCACCCGCGCGGATCCAACAGGCGGTACAGCCCGCCACGGCATCCTCGATCTTCGCTGGCGTCGAGCAAGCGAGGGTGATGACTGGATCGAACTACGTCCGCGACGGACGCTACTTCGCACTCGTCAATCGAGTGAAGGAGGGTAAGAACCGCAACAACGTCGGTTTCGTGGCGATCGAGATGACGATCCTCGTGATCCTGCCCGGCATGGATGCCATGCACCGTGAGGGCGAAGAGGTCTCGCACCTCCTCAGCTCGAACAAGCCCGTCTACTTCCTGTCAGACCTGAAAAAGTTCATCGCGGTCGCAGGCAACGGGACGGTCGATGAGGTGACGCTCGACATCTGTAAGCAAGTCTCCTCGGATGACAATCCGATGGGCGGAACGCTGATCGAGTTCGAAGCCAAGACGATCTTGACCAAGGAGAAGAAGCAAGATTTCACCGTCGTCACCTACAGGCGGACGGTCCCGGCAATCGAGGTCGCGGAGAAGGTGCGTGCGGAGATCGCTGATCAGGTGATGGGCAAGGGCGTCCTCGAAGCCCTCGTCGCCAAGGAAGCGCAGTAGGAGCCAGTCTCGATTGAGGGGGCGACATTCGGTCGCCCCCTCCCACTACCCTCACTGCAAGGAGGTCCGCATGAAGCTACTCGCTCTCGACACGGAAACACACCTGATTGGCCCGTGCGCCGTCGCGCCGAAGCTGGTCTGCGTCACCCTCGCCTACGACGATGTGACCGAGATTTATTCCCACGTCGATCCCGACTTGGAAGGGCTCCTCCTTTCGATCCTCCAAGGCGACTACACGATCGTCGGGCAGAACATCGCCTACGACATGGGCGTGATCGCCAGCTACTTCCCGAACCTGATCCTGCCGATCTTCAAGGCGTACGACGATCAGCGGATCCACTGCACCAGGATCCGTGAGAAGGAGATCGTCCTGGCGCAGACCGGCAATCTGAAGTTCGAGGTGCTGCCCGATGGTGGCAACCTGCCCAGGAGGTTCTCGCTGCAAGAACTCGCCATGCGTTACTTGGGCGAGGATCTGTCCGACTCGAAGAACGCCGAGGATTCCTGGCGGCTCAACTTCTCGATGCTCGACGGTCTCCAGACTTCTGAATACCCCGAGGAGGCCAGACAATACGCCATGCGCGACGCGGCGCTGACCCTGCGGGTCTACGAAGCGCAGGCATCCGAGTACCCCACGCACGCCTTCCACGCGGCGGTTGACTTCGCGCTGTTCCTCACGACGTGCTACGGCATCGCGATCGATCCCGAGGAACGACAGAAGATCGAGGACATGCTCACGGTCGAGCTGTCTCCAGAGAAGACGCGCCTTCTCCTGGCAACCGGCATCCTCGATCCTGGGGAGGATCCTCGGCCCAAGAAAAACGGCGAGCTGACCAAGGGCAAGAAGCCCTCGATCAAGCAAGCGCCGCTGCACGCGAAGATCAAGGAGGTCTGCGAAAAGAACGGCATCGAGGTCAAATACACTCCGACCGAGCGGGTGAGCGCCGACGCGGACGTGCTCGATCTGATCGCCCACTTCGATCCGGTGCTAGAGGAGTACGCGCACAGGCAAGCCCTTCAGAAGCTCGTCACGACAGAGCTGCCCCGGATCAACGCGCCCGTGGTCCACCCGAGCTTCGATGTCTTGAAGGAGTCCGGGCGGGTGTCCTCGATGGCGTCGGATCTCTACCCCTCGTGCAACATCCAAAATGTCGATCCTCGTGTTCGTCCTTGTTATATCCCGCGCCCTGGTCATCTGTTTCTCTCGGTCGATTACTCGTCGATCGAGCTGGTGACCCTGGCGCAGAAGCTCCTCGATCTCTTCGGTCGATCGCTGCTCGCGAATCTCATCAACGCGGGGATCAACCCGCACGAGTTCCTCGGGGCGCAGATGGCCTACGCCTTCGTCCCCCACTTCCAGGAGGCGTGCCAGCAAGCGGACCTGTCGAGCCGCGAGGACATCTACCGCGTCTTCCACGAGCTGAAGAAATCCGACGTTCAGGAGGAGCGGGAGTTCTTCAAGAAGTACCGCACGTTCGCGAAGCCCACTGGCCTCGGATACCCAGGCGGCCTGGGGGCCGAGACGTTCGTGACCTACGCGAAGGGCACGTTCGGCGTGGTCATCACGGTGGAGCAAGCGGTCCAGTTCAAGAAGATTTGGTTCGACACCTACCCGGAGATGCACGAGTATTTCAAGTGGATCACCTGGAGCTGCAAGGATCCGAACCACCCCGGCGAGTTCGCCTACGTCTCCCCGATGGGAATGCTGCGCTCCAACGTGGGTTACTGCCCGGCATCCAACGGGGCCGGGATGCAGACCCCGGCAGCCGAGGGCGGGAAGCTGGCCTACTACGAAGCCGTCAGGGCGTGCTTCGATTACGTTACTGCCCCAGCCGAGGGCTTGGTTTCACTCTTCGGGTGTCGTCCCCAGGCGTGGATCCACGACGAGATCATGCTGATGATCCCGGACGACGAGTTTTGTCACGAAAGGGCCTTGGCTCTCTCGAAGGTCATGGTAGACTGTATGCGTCAGATCACACCTGATGTAGCGGTGACGACGGAGGCCAAGCTGATGCGTCGCTGGTACAAGGAAGCGGAGTCGGTGTTCGACCAAGCCGGTCGGCTGGTTCCGTGGATACCCCAAACGAAGGAGACACACTCATGAGCACGAAGACCATCAAGCGTCCCGCCAAGCTGAAGCCCGAAGTTTCGAAGCGTTTCAACGAAGACCATCTCGGGGAGATCATCTCCACGAAGGACGTTGCCTTCAGCCGACGGCGCACGAGCGAGCACTACATTCCGCTGGTCCAGAAGGTGCTCGGCATGAAGGTCGGGCAGTCGCTTCCGATCAGCGTCCCGGAAGGTTCGAACATCGCGAACTTCCGTGCGACGGTCGCCGCGACGCTCCGCAAGCGCACGGCGGGGATGCTCGGCAAGAACCGCCTGACGTTCGGCATCACGGGCGACAACCGCCTCGTGGTAAGCATCGTGCCGAACAAGGACTGATCTGATCCGTCGAGGACGCTAGATGTGAGAGGGCGGTCCTAGACCGCTCTCTTTTCTCTTCACCTAACTGCAAGGAGGCCGAGAATGAGTAAGTGGAACCCAGACCAAGCGCTCGATTGCTTAGGCGAATCGAGCAGTATCGTCAACGGCGATAGGCGAATCGAGTACGGCACCCCGCTCGACAATCACGAGCGGACGGCGAAGATGTGGACCGCCTATCTCGGGGCACGCATATCTGCCGAAGATGTCTGCATGATGAACATCCTCCAGAAGATCTCTCGCAACGCCTTCAAGGAGAAGCGGGACAACATCGTGGACATCATCGGCTACGCGGCGAATTACGACTTGGTGAAGCGGGAGCGGGAGTATAGGGGAGAATGAGCTACTATCTCGGTATCGACCCGGACCTGCACCACGCCGGGATCGCGTTGCTCAACTCGAAGAGTGGCGAAGGCAGGCTTTGGGTTGCGAAAGCTCCTAGCAAGCTGAAGGGAGAGGAAGCCAACGTAGCGATGGCGCAGTCCCTACGACATATCGTGCTTGTCTTGGGCTGGGTCGATTCGGTCGATTCGGTCGATTCGGTCGAAATTGTCATAGAGTCCCAGAAGATCCGTCCGGGAACTTCCGTGAATCCTCAAGACATCGTGATGCTTGCTCAAGCTGCGGGGGTCGCTGTGGGAGTCCTTTCTGGCTTGTCTGACAACATCTCCCTGGTACAGCCGCAGGACTGGAAGGGATCCATCCCCAAGGAGGCCCACCACGCAGTCATCCGCGAGCACTACCGGATCGAGAAGGGGCAGCTTGGGCCGCACGAGAGCCACTTGCTCGATGCCGTGGGTCTCGCAGCCTGGGGCTGGCTCAGAGACTCACTACCGAGGTCTCCCGATCGAAACCCTCAGTCAAGGCTTCTAGGTAGTGTGCTATCGAAACAGCGACTAGCTCGTCTACCACGCCTGAGTCTAGAACTTGTTGCCACGCTCGGGTGAAGAAGAACTCGCCAGCGACCGGACCAACGCTGCGGGTGACCACCATGATCGGTGGGGCACCCGCCTTCTTTCGCACTCGGTTCTCCTCGCGGAAGAGCTTGTATTCGTCCGTAGATAGCGATTTGCGATCTCCGCGCGTCTTCGGGTAGTTCGTACCGTAGCTCGTGCGCGGATCGTCCCGACGATCAGGGAAGAAGATCATGTATTTCCCTGCCGGGAGGTCGATCCGCTTTCGTCCATCGTGGACGAACTTGGCCCAGAAGTAGGGCAGCTTCAGCGTGATCTTCGCCACGCCTCCAGGGACCCCGATGTCCACTTCGAACGTCAGCTCGCGCCGCAGCGTCGCGGAGCCCATGAGCCCCGTGGACTCCAACTGCACGATGTCCCCAATCGCCTTGTAGGTGGTCTCCTTGACGCGATCGAGCAGGGTCATCCTCAGTCCTTCACGCCCGCTGAGAGGTCGCGCCCGCTGGCCGAGGCAGCGGGCGTCCGCATCCGGCTCATCGTGTCCATCTCCTTGAGCCCTGGGGCAGCGCCGGTCGTCTGCGCGCCCATGCCGAGCGGGATCTCCTCGGTGACTTTCTTGAACACGAAGTCAGCCTTCTTGAGCCCGAGGCCGCTGTTGTGCTCCTTGTTGCCCAGGGTCGAGCCGAGGATCGCAGTGAACGTGACTTGCTCAGGACCGATCACGAGCACCTGGAAGGCCAGGAGCGCGTTCGGCAGCTCGTTGACCGCACCGAGCTTGCCAGAGATCTGAATGCCTGCCAGGAGCGGGGGCGTCCTGTGCGCGGTCACGATGTCGAGCGAGAGCGCCTCGCGCAGATCCGAGAGCCCGGCGCTGCCTGCGTCCTCCATCGCGAGCTTCTCGACTTGGATCTTGGCAAGCTCTGAATCGACGTTGATCGCCATCGTCTTGTGCTGGTTACCCAAGCCGATCGTGTTCTGGATCCCGTTCTCGATCTTCTCCCACGTCTTGCCATCGATCTTCGCGCCCGAGATGAACAGGATGAACTCAGGCACGCCTCGGTTGAGGAAGAAGTCGTACCGCTCCTGCGTCATCATCTGCACCAGCTCGATGCTGGCAACCGCCGAGAGCCAGTCAGGGAAGCCGTACCAGCGCGACATCGACGTGCGGCGCGCGAAGTGGATGATCTCGCTGCGCTCCGAAGGTGTGCCGTAGCTGTTGTAGACGCTTCGATAGTCAACGGTGGTGTCGGGTACGCCGTTGCTGTCAACCGATTCGCCGTTCAAGCGTGCGAGGAATTCTTCCAGCTCCCCGTAAGGAGCCATGACCCTCGGGGAAGATCCTTCGCCTCCGCTCTCTCCTACGATGTAGTGGCGGCGGTACTCGATGTCCTCGATGCACACCTTCACCGTTGCAGCCGGAACGTGGTGGAGGCCCTTGACCTTGCCGCCATCGTCACGAACGACTTCCATATAACCGTTGCCTACCTGCCAGTAATCCTCAGCAACGCTGTCCAGCACTTCCATGAACGTGCTGTCGCACAACGGATCCAACAGGTCGGTAGCTTTGTCCGTCGTGAATCCGAGTCCGGTCATCGCTCTCGACTTCGCTTCGATGCACGTCGAGTGGTGTACGTTCTGGTTCTTGAACGCGATGGCCGCAGCCATGTTGAAGGGGTGCTCCTTCACTCCAAGGTTCACGCCCTGGTCACTCGCCTGATCGGGCCGGTCCTCGGGAGAGTGCGTCTTGAAGAGCACCTCGGCCCAAGTCTTCATTCCCTCCTTGGCAGTCGAATCGAAGATGTCGCGGTGCTCGCTGTGCCCTCTTACGACCCGGACCTCAGTGGTTTCCGTGCTACCCGTATCACTCATCGGTGCTTCCTAGACGCGGGGCCTTGCATTGCAACGCAAACCCTAACATCCTCAGATCATGCGGCGCATCAAAAAGGTCACGGTCAAGTGCCTGAGCCTGTGCAAGCGCGGGGCCAACCAGCTTCCAGTGCTCTACAAGGCCGAAGACGGCACCGTGGAGATCCAGACGCTCACGAAAGCCCTCCCTGACTTCGAGGAGCGTGGCGAGCTGCTCGTGGTGGGCTACGCCCCCGAGCACCGAGACAGCCAGGGCGACATCGCGGACGCTGCCGTGTGCAAGGAGATGGCCCACACCTTCATGCACGAGGGCGCGAACCTCGACATCCGCCACGACGGCAACCTGATCTCGCGCGAGCGCGCGTTCGTGGCCGAATCCTTCATCATCCAGAAGGACGATCCCCGCTTCGTTGACTTCAAGGACTACTCCGGCAAGCCGGTAGACGTCACGAACGGCTGGGGCGCGCTCATCAAGATCGAAGACAAGGAACTTCGAAAACTCTTCAAGTCCGAAGGGTGGAACGGAGTTTCGTTGAGTGGTCCTGCCGAACTAGAACCCGACGATTCGGTGCGTAAGGCGCTGGATCACTTCAGACAGTCACAGGAGTATGAAATGAAGCCCGAAGAACTGGCGGAAGTTCTGCGAAAGAACAACGAGGCGCTCGTAGCGGCTCTCCGTCCCGCGCCTGTCGCGCCCGCCGCACCTACCATCGCTGATCCCTCGGCTCCTTCCTTCACGGGCGATCCGCTCAAGAAGGAAGACGTGGAGAAGTACGCGCGCGAGCTGAAGTCGTACCAGCTTCGCAAGAGCGTGGACTGGAAGGACACCAACGCCGTCGATGCGTACCTCGCGACGCTCACGAAGGGTCCTGGCGATGACGACGATGACGACGTTGCCGACGATGCGGACGACGACGCACCCGCTCCGAAGGTCAAGAAGGAGCAACGTCGCAGCGATCAGCCGACCACGGACGGCGCGCGTCGCAAGTCGAAGGTGCCCGAGGAGATGCAGGGCATGAATCTTTCCAAGGAAGAACTCGAAGGCTTCGAAATCGGTAAGCGGATGGCTGACTGGGCCAACACGCAAGGAGTGAAGTGATCCCATGGCATACGCAGTCAACAACCTCGTTTCGGCAGCCACCACGCGCGGCCCCTCGCTTCGGGTCATCCCGATCTCGATCCACCCGAAGACCCTCGCCAACGTCGCAGCGGCTCCGCTCTATCCGACGCTGACGCCGATGGCGTTCAACACGGCCACGGGCTTCTGGGTTGTCTGGGCTACCGGCGGCGCGAACGGCACGGGCTCGATCGGCGGCTTCCTCGCGGAACCGACGCAGACGGACGCCGTGGGCGAAGTGCTCGCCAACATGCTCATGGAAGCCAAGATCCACGCTGGGGACATCCCCACGCCTGCGGGTCAAACGCTCGCCAACCTTCGAATCGCTCTCCGAGTGGGGATGCGCGCTCTCGGCTTCGACATCAGCGGCCTCGATGATGTCCACTAACCGCACACCCAACTAGGAAACAACAACCAACATGGCACTCCCTGTTCCGGCAACGACCTGGACCTCGATGACCTCGGCGGTCAACTTGATGAAGCCGCCGGGGAGGTTCGTTACGAACCTCCTCAACATCTCCGAGGAGATCCTCTCCACCGAAACCATCGAGATCGGCACCTACCGCTCGGAGCGCGACGTTGCGCCCTTCGTGCGCGTCCATGCCGAGGCCGAGATGGTCAAAGGTCTGGGCGAGGAGCTGTACGTCGTCCAGGCTCCCAACATCCGCATCAAGCGGCCCTTCCGCCCGAGCGAACTCCTCTGGGGTCGCCGCGTGGATTCGGTCATCTACCCGACCTCCAGTCAGGTGACTTCTGCGGTCGAGCGGCACATCGCCAAAGATCTCCAGCACATGGAGAACATGATCGTCAACGCCGAGGAGTGGATGGCCGCGATGGCCCTTCGCGGCTCGATCACCTACTCGGTCAAGGACCAAGAGGTGTTCACGATCACGTTCCCGCGCGCTGGCTCGCACTCGATTACGCCTGCGATCTTCTGGGACGACGCCACGCCCGCCAGCATCACTGCGATCACCTCCATCCGCTCGATCCTCGCCCTCGTGGCCGAGGACGTGGGCATGGGCGTCACCGATGCGATCCTGGGCAGCGAGGCAGCGGCGCAGTTCGTGAAGCTGCCCGAGCTGCTGGCGACGATCAAGACGGACTCCGGCATCACGGCTGGTAACGTCGATCTGACCCAGAAGTACCGTGCTGACGGCGCGATCTTCCTGGCGCGCTGGCTCGGCATCAACTGGTGGGAGTACCCGCGCAGTCTGATGATCGACGGCGTTGCGACGGCCCTGATTCGTCCCAAGTACGTCGAGTTCATCTCGGCTGGCTCGGGCCAGTGGACTCGCTACTACGGTGCGATCCCCGACATGGACGCCCTCGAAGGTCGTCGCATGGCAGCGAAGCGTTTCGCGAAGAGCTGGAAGCAGCCCGACCCGAGCGCCCTGATCGCCCTCCTCCACAGCCGTCCCCTGGTTGTGAACCGTGTTCCTGACAGCACCGTGTCCTTCAAGGCCGTCTCGGGCTGATTGGCTAGATCCCATGCAACACCGCCTCTCTCGATACGAAACCCTGATGCTCCCGAACGGGCAACCGCTCAAGGGCGGCTCGATCCTCTCAGACGAACTCGTCAAGATCATCGGGCCGAAGAACGTCGAAGATCACGTCCGCAACGGACTCCTCATCCCGCTCGGAAGCGAGCGAGACACCGAGCAGAACGACACTGGCGTTGATCCCAATCTCAAACCCATCAAGTCAGAAGTCACGGACGACGGACGCACTCTGCGTACCTTCGACAAGCCCGGAACCCCGAAGCCTCAGCAACCGAAGGGTCGCTGGAACTACGATCCGAAGTTCCTCAAGGGCAAGAGCCTTGAAGACCTCAACCGTCACGTCATCGAGATCGATCACACGATCGTTCCGTTCCAAACGAAGGAAGAAGCAATCGCTCAACTGAGCACTGACTTCCGAAGCTGACATGGCGATTCTCCCCCTCTTCAACGCGACCGTCGAATCGGTGAAGGCACGCCTGCGTTTGCAGGGTGTTGCCGCCACCGATCCGGGGCAACCGTTGATCGAGGGGGCGGTCCAAGCCGTGCGAGTGGGCTTCTACCGGCAGATCGAGCAGGCGCAGATCAACGTGCTCCTGTCCTATTCGTCGGTAGAAAACCCCACCAACGAGCAGGAGGTGCTGCGCCAGCTCGCGGAAGTGACCGAGCTGAAGTGGATCCGCTACGAGCTGATGCGCTCGATGCCGATGCTCTTCATGGACTCGGCTGCTGGTACGCAGCAAGCCTGGAACGACGAAGGGATCTTCCGTGGCATGGGCGTAGCCGAGCGCGACGCGGAGCTGAAGCGCCTGTGGAGCGAGATCGTGCAGTCGCTCTCGCTTCTGACCGCTGACGAGACGATCCCCGACGAGACGACCATGCGGGTCGATGTTTTCGTCCCCGACTCCGCGCCGATGCGCCCGTTCGGCAGCCTCATGTTCGGCAGTCCTTGGTACACGGGGATCACGTCGCCGTGGTAGAGACAGCCGATGTCTACGAGGCGCTCTTGGTTTTCTTCCAGACTGCGACCTACCCCGGCGTCACCTACGATCCGGCCACGCGCGAGCGCCTTGTTGGCGCTGTCGTCCTGCCCGGCTCGATCGAACTCAACGAACTGTCCTCTGACTTCGCCCCTGCGAGAAACCACAGGGATGATCTCAGGGACCACTCAGGATGGCTTTGGAGTGCGATCCTTACCTTCGGTGTGGAAGTGGACTTTTCAACGGTGCGTAAAGCACTTCAGAAAGTCATCCACATCAACAAGGGACGAATCGCGATCCAAAGGATCCGATACACTCACCCGCCTCGACAAGACCCTAATACTGGATCCAGAGCAGAGTTCGTGTTGAACGTGCTCGTCCAACCTCTGTAGGAGCTGACCAACCATGCCCGGACTCTCAAGTGGACGAAACGACCCCCGCGACCACATCCTCGGTCGGGGGGTGCTCTACTTCTCTCAGCACGACATCAACAGCCATCCGACTTCGTATCGAGACCTCGGCAACGCCACGGCGTTCTCGATCACGATGGACGCGACGGACCTGGAGCACTTCAGTTCTCGTCGGGGCCTCGCTCTGGCTGACCGCAAGGTCCAACTGACCAAGAGCGCCAACCTCGCGTTCACGCTCGATGAGTGGAACTCCGACAACATCGCGCTCTGGATGTCGGGCGCGATCTCGTCAGTCTCGGGCTACAGCGGCGTAGCCGTCGCCGCAGCCCTCAACGGCAACACGACCGCGAACCCGTCTGTCGGTCGTTGGTACGACCTCGTGAAGACCATTGCCTCGCCTTTCCCTGCCACCCCGTTCGATGACCGCATCTACGACCTCGGCGTTGTCACCGTCACCTCCACCACTCCGGCTACCTCAGTCGAGGGAACCACCTATCTCGTTGACTACAAGATGGGTCGTATCATGTTCCTGGAGACAACGGTTCTCACGGGCATTGCCGTCGCTGCGAACGTTGCTGGCGTGGCTCCGTACACCGAAGTCCAGATGTACCAGGGTGTCAACCTCACGGGCAGCCTGAAGTTCATCCAGGTCAACCCCGCCAACTCCGATCAGCTCATGGAGTACGAGATCCACTCGACGCAGCTCATCTCGACTGGCGAGGCGCAGCTCATCGGAGACGGTTGGTCCGAGATGCAGTTCACTGGCGGCATCTCGAAGAATCCGGCGCAGTCCGCGGCAAGCCCGTACCTGACCGTCCGCACCTTCCCGCGTGCCCAAGGCTCCGTGGCTGACTGATCCTCTCTAACGACTCCGGTTGTGGTAGGCTCCAGGGCCGGGTGGGACTCCTCACTCGGCCCTCTGCATACCCAAGGAGACACACACCAACATGGCACGAAGTCTAGCATTCCTGAAAAGCAAGCCGACACCCGTTACGGTCAACGGGGAGATCATCAACTTCTATCCTCTGAGCCTCAACGCAGTCCATCTCCTGAAGGGATTCGTCGGCCCGGTATCTGGCGCGATCAGCACCCTCTTCGCCAAGACCGACACCGACACTGGCAGGCAGTTCGATGAGTTCGCCAGCAAGGAAGAGGGGATGGCTTCGAGCAAGACGAAGATCGAACCCGTCTCGGTTGACATGGCACGCTTCCGCAGCCAACAGCGCGAGGCAGCCATCAAGACCCTGATGGACACGCTGACCGATCCTGGTCGTCACAGGGAACTCATGCTCATCATCACGGACTCGATGCGCGACGAGTTCCCGGTGAAGCCGAACGACAACCAGCTCGCGGACTTCATGCTGAACACGGATGTCCCGTCCGCGATCGAACTCTTCAAGGGCGTGCTCAAGGCCAACGGAGGGCTCTTTGACCCTTTGGTGTCGAGGGTGACGGAGGCCATGAAGGACCAGACCTCGCCGCCGTCGCCGCTGCTTCAATTCCCGGACTCCCAAAGCCGAGCCGAAACGGCAGGCACAAACCAAAGCCGAAGCGGGAACACCGAACCCCAGAGCAACGCGAGCTAGAATACTGGCGGTCACTTCAGTCAGCGATCGTCTACGCAGTAACGAAAGGATTCCAACTCGATACCTTGATGGCGATGGACCTCCCGAGCTTCAACAGCCTCCTGAGCACGATCCACAAGGTAACCGTGGCCGAGGCAAGCCGAGACGCTTGGACCTCTCTCATCGCTGCGGCGGTCGATCAGAAGGCAATGAAGTCACACATCAAACAGATTGTTGGACCTGAACAAGTGGCTGACGGTGCTGAAGTGGCTGCGAAACTGAACGAGATGGGCAAATGACAAGCGGCGGGTTTGAATACATCATCGAGATTCGCGACCAGTTCGCGAAGCCGATCGCTGAGTTCCAAGCCGCCATTGCAGAAGCCAAGAAGACAGTAGCCGCGCTCAAGAAGGAACTGGGCGGCCTTGGTGACGCTTCGAAGGAAGCCAAGGCCGCTCTCGGCGGCAACGCGACGGAGATCAAGGCCGCTACCAAGGCGCAAGAGGACTACGCCGCTGCCATCGGGAAGGCGACTGCCAAGCAGCGCGCCCAGATGACCGAGGACCAGAGGGTCGAGGACTCCCTCAGCAAGAAGATCGAGCGACGCGCACACGCTGCCCGAGTAGAGGAGCAGGCAGCCGAACAGGGCATCAGCCTCTCCAAGAAGCGCGTCGTCGCCGCCAAGGAAGAGGCGACGGTCGAGGATCGGGTCAACGCGATCATCGCGCGCCGGGCGGAGCTAGAGGAGACCAACGCCGCGCTGCGCGGGCGCGGCTTCGATCCCAAGGGCGCGGACACTCGCCAGCGGGTCGAGGAGATCATTGCCGCACGGAAGGACCTCCAGGACACCAACACCGAGCTGCGTAGCCGTGGGGTCGATGCCAAAGGCGCGACCACCGAGGCGCGCGTCAACGAGATCCTCGCACGTCGGAACGAGCTGCTCGCGCAGAACAACCTGCTGGAGCAGAGGGGATTCGATCCGAGAGGCAACGCGCTTCTCTCCGAGAAGGCGACGATCCAGAAGCGGATCAACGACATCATCGCTCGGCAGGCCCAGCTCCTAGCAGTCAATGCTGGTCTCAAGGCACAGGGGTTCGACCCTCGTGGCAACGCACTTCTCTCTGAAGCTGGGACGATCCAGAAGCGCGTCAACGACATCATCGCCCGACAGAACCAACTTCTTGCGGTCAATGAGCGCCTGAAGCGGCAGGGATTCGACCCGCGCGGGAATGCGCTCCTCTCCGAAGAAGCGACGATCCAGAAGAGGATCAACGACATCATCGCGCGGCAGACCAAACTGCGTGCGATCAACGCTGGGCTCAAGGCGCAGGGACTCAATCCGCAGGGCAACAAGTTCCTGACGCCCCAGGAGATAGGTGCCGATCAAGCCGCTGCCAAGTTCCGGAGCCTCCAGATCCGGAAGTTCCGCCAAGAAGCCGAGAGGGCCAACCCGGCGCTGGCGCAACTGCGTCGCGACCTGGGCTTGACCGAATCGGCTGCCAACCGCATCAGCTTCACCTTCCGTCGCCTCTTCGGGATCATGGCCGCGTTCACCGTGGCACGGCTGGCATTCGCGAAGCTCAAGGAAGCGATCGTCAGCTCGGTCGCGTTCAACGCCACGATCGAGACCTCAGCCCTGGGCATCGCTTCCCTGGTAGCCGCCACGGGGCAGATCCGAACCGCCACGGGGCGCGCGGCAGACGCTACCGAGGGTTGGGGGCTCGCCCAGGCAGAAGCGCGCAGACAGCTCGTACTGCTCCGCAAGGATGCGCTGACGACAGCAGCGACCTTCCCAGAACTCATCAGCGCGTTCCAGACCGCGATCGGTCCGGGTCTCTCTGCGGGCCTGAATCTCGACGAGGTACGGAAGTTCGCATCCGTGATCTCGAAGGCGGCTTCGGCGCTGGGCGTGGAGCAAGTCCAGCTCGCAGAGGAGATCCGCTCGATCCTCCAGGGCACGATCACCAAGCGCAACACCAGGATCGCCACTTCGCTTGGGATCTCGAACGATGACATCGCCCGAGCGAAGGAGATGGGCGTCCTGTTCGAGTTCCTGGAGACGCGCTTCCAGGCGTTCAACAAGGCGAGCGAGGACGGTGCCAAGACCTTCACGGTCCTGCTCTCGAACGCCAAGGATGCGATCTCGAACCTTCTGGGACTGAGCTTCACGGGGCTCTTCAACGAGCTGAAGACGTTCCTGACGGTCATCAACCGAAGCATCGTCAACATCGAAGATGCCTCGATCAATCCGGCGCTGGTGAAAGCGTTCTCGGCCATCGGGGAAGTGCTGTCGCTGGCGGTCAGCGAGTCCACGAAGATCATCACCACGCTCTCGGCTGGTGGTGCGGAGAGCACCTTCGAGGGCATCGCGATCATCCTGAAAGGCGCAGTCATCCTCGCTTCAGACCTGATCCAAGGGATCCTGAAGGGCGCTCGCATCGCGGCAGCGATCCTCTCCCCGATCATCGCCGTGGCACGCGCCATCGCAGACGTGCTCGGCCCTACGGTCAACCAGATCCTCATCTGGGGCGTGGCGCTGACGGTGGCGTTCAAGCTCGTGCTGGCTTCGACGATCGGCCTGTACGGCTATCTGGTGAAGTCGGTAGTCCAGCTCGGCCTGATGCAACTCCTCTCGCTGGGGCTTGCGCGCAACATCTCCGCTGCTGATGCCTCAGTCGGGAAGATGACCGCTGGTACGTTCACCCTGAGCACGTTGTGGACCGCGATTAGTGCGAAGATCGCAACCGCGTTTACCGCTGTCAAGGCGTTCCTCGCCGTCTGGGGGCTCACGCTCCTGGGCGTGGCTGCGGTCGGCCTCGAAATCAAGCTGCTTGGGGACGAGCTGGAACGCGCGAGCGGCAAGACTGCCTCCCTCGGTGCGCTGCTAAAGGCGACGATCTATGGCGTAGGAGAAGTTATCCTGTTCGTCGGCAGGACCATCCTCGACTTCTTCGAGACATCCATCCGAACGGTTATCTCTCACATACTCTCGTTTCAGTTGTCTGTGGGCAAGCTGCTCTCCAGGCTTGCTGACATCGCAGGGAAGATTCCTGGAGGGGAAGTAGCGGCAGCCCTGCTAAAAGCCAGGATTGCTCAGGTGTCGAAAGCGTTCGAGGACTTCCAGACCAAGGTTGACGCGACCGATGGGTTCAGCGGCTTTGCTGACAGGGCCGATGAGAACTTCACGAGGGTCGGGCAACGTACCGTAGACTACTACTCGGAGCTGGCTGACGGAGAAGCCGAGGCAGCCGCACGGACGAACTTCTGGGACAACATCCCGGCGCTGATCTCCAGCTCCTCGCGCGAGATGGAGTCGATGGTCGCAGGAACACAGAAGCTCAAGGACGAGATTACGGGTGCGAACGAGGAGCTGATCTCCGGGATCGCCACCCTTCGTGCCCAGGGTGCGATCCAGCAACAGGTGAAGCTCATCACCGAAGCGCGCAGCCGCGTCGAGAAGGAGTCGAAGGTCTTCCTCGCCGATCGAGTGCAAGCCGAACGCGACCTCGCGCGGGCACAGAAAGACCGCCTGGAGGCCGAGGAGAAGATCGCCAAGGCGACCAAGGAACAGAGGGCACAGATAACGAACGTCCTGGATGTCTTCCAGGAGATCGATCGCCTGCGAGGACAGCTAGGTGAAGCCAAGTCGAAGCAAGGGCTCGCGAAAAGCCTCTTCGACAGTGGCAAGGGCTCCCTCGGAGAGGTCTCTGCCGCCAACGCGCGCGTGGTCGAGCTGGAGGAGCTGCTCGCCCAGACTGCCGAGAAGGGCAAGGGCATCGGCGCTTCCAAGGAGACCGAGGATCTCGCGCTCGCACTGAACGACGCGCTGCGTCGTCGCGAAGACGCCATCCGCCGCAACAACGAGGCGCTGGAGAACCAGAAGGAGCTGAGCAAGGAAATCTTCGATCTCTACGAGACCAAGATCGCCCTGGTCGGCGCGCTGGAATTCGCGGAGTCCAAGAAGCGCCAGCGCGAGACCAAGATCCAGTTCGACGCAGCGAAGCGCTTGCTCGGTGTCTCCGAGTCGCGTTCCCCGATCGACAGCGCACTCGCGCAGGCAGACAACGAAGTCGCGGCTGAGCGTGAGAAGCTCGTGCTCCTCCAGGAACAGAACCTCGCCCAGCAGAACGCCCTACGCTTCGTGATCGAGCGTACGAAGGACACGCAGCTCCAGGTCGCGCTGACGACCCAGTTCACCAAGCTGACTGCCGAAGGTGCTGACGCCGAGGCGCTGGCCGCTGCCAACGTCGCACTCGCCTTGGCTGGCAAGAGGGTCATCGTCCGCGACCAAACCGACGCCAACCGCCAAGCTGCGCTTGCTACGAAGGCAGAGCTGGGGGACATGCGGGCGCAGATCGACGCCGAAGGCAAGCTCCTCGAAGCCAAGCAGAAGGGCACGGCCTTCGACCAACAACGGGTCGAGCTGGAGACGCAGATCGCTCTCTCGAAGATCAAGGACAAGGCCATCCAGGACGGCTTCCGCGAAGAGGAACAGTCGCTCAACATCCAACTGACGGCCACCAGAGACTCCGACGAACAGGCGAAGATCGAGCAACAACTGACCGATCTTCGCAGCAAGTCGCTCCTCACCCTCATCCTCCAGAACATCCAGATCGAGAAGCTCAAGGAGAACCTGCGCCAGCTCGGCATCCAGGAGCAGAACCGCAACCGCGAGCTGTCGGTTTCGACGGCTGCGAGCCGCGATCAGTTCGACGTCGAGCAGGGAGTGGACCGCGAAGCCATCCAACTCACGGCTGTCTCGAACGCACTGAAGCAGGAGCAAACGATCCTCGACTCGATCCGCGCGCTCCACACGGAGAGCCGCTACGAGATCGCGGCTCAGATCGAGAAGATCCGACAGCTCCAGATCGAACTCGACAAGACCAAAGAGAAGATAGAATCGCCCATCAGCTCGGGACTCCTGGACGGTATGAGACGATTCGTCCTCGAAGCGCCGACGATGTTCGAAGCTGCTTCGGACATCATGCTCAACACTCTCAAGGGCATCACTGATGTCCTTGCCGATTCGCTGACTGGCCTCTTTGATCCGAACAACACTAAGACCCTGAAGGAACGTCTAGGTCAGCTTTTCCTCGACATCGGCAACCAGATCTTCAAGAAAATCTTCGAGCGACTGATTGCAGATCTGATCTCCAAACTCTCCTTCAGCACCTCCAGCAGCTTCATCGGACCTCCCGAGGTCGGGATCTTCAACTCGGGCGGCCTCATCGGAGCCAACTCGGGTGGTCAGATCCCGCGATACTTCGCCTCGGGCGGCTTGAGGGGCTCTCGCAAACGCCACCCGAAGGACACGGTGCCTGCCTTCCTGACCCCTGGTGAGTTCGTGATCCGCGAACCCGTGGTGAGGGGTCTAGGTACGGAGTTCTTCGAGGGTCTCAACAGCATGTCCCTGGGCAACGCAGGCGTGCGCGACATCGGCAAGATGGGATTCTCCGGCCCCAGGGTCACACCCCAACGCGCGGCCCCTGCCGCCGCCGCACAGGCGCAGGCAGCGCCCCTGCGCGCGTACCTCGTCCCATCCGAGGATTCGATGGAGCAACTCCTGGCACAGGGGGATGGCGCTATGCAACGCTACCTCAGTGAGCGAGGATACCGCCCGGCATGGCGCTCCTGATCGCAGAAGGCTTCGAGCACATCCACGGCAGCGTCGATGCTGGGCGTCGCTTCACCGATTCCGTCACAGGCATTCCTACCTCGCTCGCGTTCCAGGCAGGGCGTCTGCCGAACGGACGCTGCCTGCGCGCACAAAACGGCGAGTCCTTCACGCTCCGCTCCGGTGCGCTGTCTCCAGGCTCAACGACGGCGATCCTGGGCGTGGCCGTTCGGGCGAACGGCAACAACGCCGTGTCTGCCATCGTGCGGCTCGTCAACGCCGCCAACGCTGAACAACTCTCGCTCTCGTTCACAGACATCGGCGGCCTGCTCAAGGTGGAGCTGAAGCGCGGCGCTGCTGTGCTCGCCACCTCGCCTACGTTCCCCCTCGACCAGTTCATCTATGTTGAGCTGTTCGCTACTGTCGATGCGACGCTAGGTGTGTGGGAACTTCGCATCAACGAGATGACGATCGCTTCCGGTACTGGCAACACTGCCAATGCCGGTGGTGCAGGCTTCTCGAAACTCCTACTCAACCTCGTAGCGAATGTCGGGGTAACGAACTACTTCGACATCGATGACCTCTACCTCCTTAGCTCGACAGGAGAAGCACCGCTCAATCAATTGCTCGGTGCGATCGGCATCGAATCGGTCGTTCCATTCCGCTTGATTACCGAAGGAACCTTTCCCTGGACACCTAACACCGGAACCAATGAGCAAGCAGTGGATGATGGCGACGCTGGTCCGGTAGACGACGACGCTACCTACGTCGCCTACACGCTCCAGGATAAGATGGACCTGTATCAGATGAACAAAATACGATCAGTCAGGTCCTCGATGCTGAACCTGAGACTGTCCGAAGACCTGACGAATACCGACCCAGTAGATCAAGAGCCGTTCCACACAGTCTCCTTCAAGGACAAGAAGATCAACCTGGAAGCCCTCCTCATCGCGGCGGCGTCCCCGTATGCCCGCTACAAAACCGATGCTCCGCCAGTGACATCCGAAGTCTTTGCTGAGACACTGTACGGGTATGCCAACACCATAGCAGCGCAAGCCATCCCGCAGCCGTGACCATCCGTCTCACCAAGTTCGGAGTCGAAGTTCTCGGGTACGCCTACCCGCCGGTCGTCGTCGATCCGTTCGCCAACACCATCTTCCCATTGATCTCGGAGGGCGACTGGCGCGGAGAGTTCTCGATCGAAACCATCTGGCAGACAGCGATCTCGAAGTCCCAGAGCACGGGAGCCGAGGAACGCGAAGGAAGGGTCTCTCGCCCGACAAGGATCCTCCGCACCCTCTGCACCGGCATGAGCCGTAGTGAGACGACGCGGATGCTCGCCAACGCCTTCTCGCAGGCGGGCACGCGCTACCCGGCTGCAATCTACCCGGACTTCACGTTCACCACGAACTCGTCCACCACCTCACTGCTCTGCGACACCTCATACAAGCGATTTTTTCCTGGGCAACGGGTTGCTGTCCTCCCAGAGAACTACTCGCTGTCAGCCACACACCTGCAAGCTCAGCTCGGGATCATCGACTATGTTACCCCAGACGAGATCAAGCTTCTTTTTCCGCTGGACGTTGCATGTGCTGCTGGCGATATCGTATTTCCCCTGGCTGACTGTCAGATCAAACTATCGCAAGAACTCAACGCTCGTACCGACGCCATTGCCGAATGGCTCCAGGAATGCGTCGAACTCTCGGGAACGGCTACTCTCCCAGGACTCTCCGAGGAAGACGTTCACTATCTCGGGATGTCCTACTATCAGGGATACCCCATCTTTGACCTTGAGCCAAACTGGCGAGATTCCGTCAGGGTTGGGGTTGCACGCGAAGGTGCGTCCGTCCAGTCCGGGAACACGAACATCGTCTCAGCAGACGGAGACCCGTTCCTGACCTTCGGAGGCTCGTTCGAGGAGTACGATCGCGCTGCCATCTGGCGCGCGGGACGGTTCTTCGATTCCAGAAATGGCCGCCTGCGTCCGTTCTGGGCGGTCAATCCGCTGGTGCTGTTCGACATCGTCAGCATCCCCACCCTCGCCAGCTTCGCAGTCACCACCGCCAGCGCCTCGGGGCAGCTCACCGATCTGGTGAAGCACGTCGGCATTCGATACACCAGCGGGGCCTTGCAGGTCATCCAAGTCACCTCCATCGTCAACAACGTGAACGGAACCACCACCATCAACCTGATCGAGGACATGGCAGTCGGAGTCGAATCAGTGACCTCAGCACATCTCTCACGCTTCGATCAGGACAGCTTCAAAGAAACCTGGCGAACTGATGAGATATGCCAGTTCGATCTCAACTACCGCAGCCTACTGGATGAGGCAACCTACGCTGTGATCCCATGACGGTAATAACCGACACAGAGAAGAGCATCGTCGTTCTCCTGGAGATCACCTGGGGGAACTCCTCGATCATCAGACTCAACGATGTCCAGGAACGTCTCGTGCTGCCCATCGGGACGTTCGAAGCCAACCCATCTCTGAAGATCAGCCTGCCTCCCTACACGGGAATCTTCGAACGCAAGACGATCGACATCGAGTTTGCCTTCCTGGACACTGCCTTCCTCTTCGCTGCCGCGATCACCAACGGTCGCGCCTTCTCTCCAGCATTCGTACGAGCATGGCAGTGGATCCGAACCCCAGGCTCAGATCGGCTCAGAAAACTCTTCGACGGTCGCGTCACCTCTGCCACCCGCAACCCAGGCGGTCGGCAGGACATCCTGAAGCTCCAAGCGATCACAGCCAAGTCGGAAGCTATGCGCGCATGTGGGATCGTAGCCAGCAACGGGTGCGAATGGACGTTCGGAGATCCGAAGACCTGCACCGTCGACCTCGTCCCCCTGCGTGAGACAGGGACAATCACTGCCATCGATCGTAACTTCGTCACGATCACCGGACTCGCTGCTCACGCAGATCGCTACTGGCACAAGGGCTACATCGAGGCTGACGGCGTCAGGATCAAGGTCCGCGAGTGGATCAGTGGAACGGCGTTCATCCTGTCGAAGCTAGTTCCGAAAGATTGGGAGGAAACAGTTCTAGGAAACGGATTCAAGACGATCGTAGTTACTCCTGGATGCGATAAGAGACCTGAAACCTGCAAGAACACCTGGAACAACGAACCGAACAACATGACAATCGGCATCGCTATTCCGGCATACAATCCGTTCTTTGAGGACGGCTCGTGATTGCCGTCCTGAGGAAGGAGTGGCGCACCCTGCCATGCAGTGAGCGAGTTGATGAGATCCTGACATCCTGGTCTGGAACTCCCTACATGGCGCTCCAGGCGCGCAAGGGCAGGGGCGGGGGGATCGACTGCGTGCGGTTCGTATGCTGCGCCGCTGACGAGCTGTACGGCTTCTCCCGAGGGCCGGTGGAGAGCCTCCCGCCCGATCAGGCGCTCCACGACCGCAAAGGCGCAATCGAAGCCATGCGAGCGATCTGCCGCCGGTACGAGCCACTGGACGACGCCACCGAGAGTGCCTACATCGAGCCCGGCGACATCTTCGTGGTGGGACCCATCGGCGGGGGTCCTGGGCACGCTATGATCGTCGGCGGCTAACGGGGCCACATCTGGGAGTGCCTCCAGGACGGGGGAGTCCGCAGGTCCGGAATGCCTCTGCTCGGGGAGCACACAGAATTGTTCCGCATCTACAGAGTGAAAGATAAGCACCTGTGGTCGTAAGCATCCCTCTATTCATAGCGCAAGCGACGGCTGGACTGATCATCTCAGGGATCGCTTCGTCGCTACTCAAGAAGAAGCAGAAAAATCCGATAGTAGACGAAAAGCCCAACTCTCCGAGCACTCGCGGCGCATACGCGCCCGTCCTACTCGGAAGACGAAGAATCGGACCGCTCATCGCCTGGGTAGGAGACCGCACCACTGTCCCAGAGAGTCCGGCTGGCGGCAAGGGATCAACAGGAAACGGATCACTCCAGCTCGTCTACAGAGAGAACGCGCACCACATCCTCTGTGTCGGTCCTGGGCACGCGCTGCACCGGATCTGGATCAACGGCAAGACGGTCTACGCCCCCGTGGGCGGCATCACGCCGCTCTCTCACCCGAGCGGCTCACAGATCGACCTAGTGGGTGTCGGACAGTTCCGCATCTACTGGGGCGAAGTGAACAGCCCAGTTGACTCGTTCATGGGCGCTGGAACGAGGATGCAGATACAGTCGCGTTGGAAATTCCTCGTGCGCGTGGTCTGGATCGGCTGCCGTCTCGGAGGCTTCCCTACATGGCCCGCGATCGAGTACGAGATCCAGGTCAAGCCCTACAAGCCTGGAGATACCATCTCAGTTGACTACGACTCGTTGCCCGAGCGCCTCAATGGGTCCGAAGGCTGGCTCGACAACGAGTTCGGCTCTCCTGGAACAGTATTCAACATCCTTGATGGCTTCACCTTCGAAGAATCTATTCCGCGTGGAAACATCAAAATTGCTGGCAACCAGACAAGTGCCTTCCCCCTCGGAGCAAGAGCTAGGGTACTAGGACAGCCCTACCCAGGGTACTCCAACAAGTATTTGAACGTCACCTCGTCCGCACACAACGCAGCCGAGGTACGGTTCATTCCAACGGGCTACAACGTCGGAGATGCTCCTGCTCCAGTCACTAGAATATTCAATTCTGAGTGGGTGCGACAAAATACCACCGTAACCGGCTCTGGCCCCGCTGCCCCCTCTGGGGGGCTTCCGTCTGACGGGATTCTTCACACAGGTAGCGCCCCACACACTGTTACCTGGAACGGAGCCCACGGGAACGTGAACGGCACGTTTCTCTTGAATAGGTATCGGAATAAATTCGTCTTCTTCGTGTACTTCTTCGGAGCCTTTGGGTTCAGGGACATCACTGTTGGCATCCTACCATTCCTGGGAGCAACAACGCACTCTCACACTGTACGGATCGAGTGGATCGACGGTGTGATACGCCTCACCAACTCCAACGGCCTGAAGTCGTCTTGGTCCCAAGTAGATGCAAACTGGAGACGCTTCGAGCTAGTGTATGTAGCAGAGCACGGAACCACTCCGTCACTGAACAACTACAACATCTCAGTAGTCATAGACACCTCCAATACCGACTTCGGAACTGAGATGTATTTCTCGATCGGGACTTTCCATAAGGACAGTGGTACTCCGGTCGTTGGCGTCACCACAGTCGCTTTCGCGGAACAGATCCAAGCCATCGACGACGCGATAGGAACTCTCACGAACTTCCTGCCTGGATTCGGTCCTGGAGGGCCGAATGCGGCACACGTTCTGGATCAACTCATGTTCGAGACCTTCCCGCACGGTGCGGGATTGGATCGCTCGCTATTCGACATCACATCGCTCGAAGAAGTAGGAGCTGACCTTGAAGCCGAAGGACTTCGTACTCACGTCTATGGTCCTGACGGAGATGAATTCGAAGGAATCATCGCAACAATCTTCCAGGACGTCGGACTCTTCTGTTCCTGGGATAGGGTCACAGGTAAGTTCGTCTTCATTCTTATCAGGGAGCCGGTTGGTACAGTCCCTACGATTCCCGAGCAACTCATCTCTGATCCGAAGCCTGAGAGATTCTCTCAACGAGAAGACACTACCAACGATAAAGCCATTTTTGGCTTCCCCGATTCTGCCATCGGATACCGAGACAACATAGTCGTTGACTTCGACGATGGGCTGGCCTCCCTCGATCAGAACCAGAAGGGCGACATCGTTCAGCTTCGGACCGTGATCGATGCCGACATGGCTGTCCAGATCGCGGAGCGCCGATCGGCAGAGATCCTGACGCCCCTCGACAAGTCAACGGTCACGGTCCTGCGCGACGCGGGCGACTTCTATCCGGGCCAGCGCGTAAGCGTCCACGACTTCGACTCGATCCAGCGGATCCTCGAATCCAAGGTAGACCCCAAGACGCGCAAGGTCGTCCACGACATCCTCACAGACAACTACGCGATCACGCCCAGCACCCAGAACCTCGGCGTGGTACTGATCCCGCCGGAATCACCGGAGCCGCTGGCTGACCCCTCGGTCAAGATCGTCGAGCTGCCCGAGGAACTGCGTCTAGCGAGCAGGCGCGCGATCTCGATCCTGCGGATCCGCGCTGCCGAACACATCGGACCGGCTGCTGTGTACCTGTCTGGCGACGACCTGACCTACACGCAAGTTTCGGGCGGAATCAAGCACGTCACAGGAGGCACCCTATTCGACGCCTTTGCTGCCTCGGCTGCGGACATCGCAGACGGTCCTGTGTTCTACGGCCTCGGCCCGGACGTTGCGGCACTGTCCCAATCCCTCACAGACGCCAACCGAGACCTGGGCAGGCAGCTCTTGATCGTCAACGACGAGATCATGTTCATCAAAGAGGTGGCTCCTCTTGGAGAGAATATGTATCAACTCAAGGGAGTCCGACGAGCTAAGTACGGAACAAGCGCACCGGCGCACGCTATCGGAGACATGGTCTACATCGTCGATCCTAAGCGGCTCGACGCAATCTACGACCCATCGGTCCAGGCGCTCGACACAATCTACGTCAAGACACAACCAAGGACCTCTTCCAGGGCGATCTCACTATCCCTGGTAACTCCTGTTGACCGGATCATCTCAGCCACACCCCCTACCCCGGTCACGGAGTTCTTCGCGGAAACCCCTACCGGGGCGATCAATGGATCCAACGCTGTATTCGTTCTCGTGAACGCACCTAACCCTCCAGAGAGCCTCATCATGGTCAAGAACGGAATAGACCAAAGAGAGGGAGTTGGGGACGACTACACAATCTCAGGGAACACCATCACCTTCGAGGCGGGCAACGTCCCTCAAACAGGTGACTCTCTCGTTGCTAGAAGATATCTCTCGCTATGACCGTCACAAAGATCCGTCAACCCCAGATCGATTCCGACTCCGTTGGCACTTCTCAGATCATCGCTACCTCCGTAGTAGCAGCTTCCTACACCCTCGCCTCGATCACAGTCGATGCGGATGGTCGCCTCACTGCGGCCTCAAACGGCTCGGTTGCGGCTGTCCCTACCTTCGTGGACAACGAGGTCCCGGCAGGAGCCATCGACGGTACGAACGCTTCCTTCACCCTGGCTACCACCCCGACTGCTGGTTCCACACACGCCTACCTCAACGGTGTGCGGATGTTCCCCGGAGCCGGAAACGACTACACGATCTCTGGTCTGACCATCACAATGCTCGTCATCCCTAAAACTGGTGACCGGCTTACTACTGACTACCGCTACTAGGAAACGATGGCAACAACGCAAGTACGAACGGGCCAGATAGGTGACGGGGGGGTCACCCTGGCCGACATGGCTGATCTGGCACAGGACCAGTTCATCGGGCGCACCTCGGCAAGCACTGGAGTTCCGCAGACTGCCACGATCACCGCGTTCGCACGCACGTTCCTAGACGACGTAGATGCTGCTGCCGCTCGCACGACGTTGGGTGCTACGGCGACAGGGCACACGCACGACGGCGCCGACATCGTGACCGGCACGGTCGGGACCGACGTCGGCGGAACCGGGCAAGACCTGAGTGGCGGAGCGGCCGAGGGCGCGCTCGTGTGGCTCGCTGGCGCGGCTTCGCTCGCTGCGCCGGGCACGTCTGGCTGGGTGCTCACCTCGCAGGGGCTCGGCCTCGCGCCTGCGTTCGCGGCAGCAGGCGGCGTCTCAGACGGCGACAAGGGCGATATCACCGTCTCTGGCAGTGGCGCGACTTGGACGGTAGACACTGCGGCGATCACCCTCGCCAAGATGGCGAACCTCGCCCAGGACCAGTTCATCGGGCGCACCACGGCAAGCACGGGAGTTCCGCAGACTGCCACGATCACCGCTGCCGCGCGCACGGTGCTCAAAGACACAACCGTCGCGGAGATGGTGGACACGCTCGGCGGCGCAGTCTCGACCGGCACAGGCGGGCTGGTGCGCGCGACCTCACCCGCGATCGTCACTCCAACAATCGCGAGCTTCGCGAACGCCAACCACGACCACACGAACGCCGCTGGCGGCGGACAGATCTCAAACTTAGGAATCAGCAACGCGACCGCGACGCCAGGATCCAGCAAGATCGTGATGTCGGACGGCTTCGGGTTGATCGCCGCTGGCTGGCTCACCGACATTCTCGCTCTCTCCGACTTGTCTGACGTGGCGGCCAAGACGGGCACCGGCAGCACGGTCGTCATGTCGGCGTCTCCTACCCTTACGGGCACTCCTGTCGTGCCCGGCTATGCCACGCTCGTCGGTGGGTACGTCCCGCTCGCGAACACGAGACCTGAAGGACCGCACGATTATGCTAAGACTGGCACAGGCAACTACACAGCTTACTATTGCGCCAACATCGCCAGCGGCATCGCGCTGACAACGCTGGCCCTCGTTGCGAACCGCTTCTTCGCTGTTCCGTTCGTCGCACCTAGCCGTGGGGGCACGCTGGATCAGCTTGAAGTATACGTCACCACTGGAGTTGCTGCTACCAACATATACCTGGGCATCTACAACAACTCAAACCTGTATCCGAGCACGCTGCTGCTGGATGCCGGAACTACTGCCAGTGCTACCAGCGCCACGAAGATCACTAAGGCGATCTCCCAAGCCCTCACTCCTGGGCAGCTCTACTGGCTCGTGTGCCTTAGCAACGGAGCGCCGACGATCCGAGCTGGAGCTGCCAACGGGGCCAGCATGATCATGGGCACGGCATCTAGCGTGAACACCACGGTCACCACGAGCCTCTACGCCGCACAGACCTACGGGGCACTGCCTGCCAATTTCCCAGGAACTCCAACAGCAGTAGCAGGCACAGCGTTCCCTGGTCTGTTCTACCGCTTCTCCGCCTGATACGAAGAGGCGGCGCACCTCGGAGTGAGGTGGCTGCTTGGTCGTCGTGCATGGTGGTGGTATCCTGCCCCTGCGGGGGATCCCCTGCAACCCTCGTTCCCAAGGAAAGGCACACCCATGCAGTTTGCAATTGTCGATCAGGCAGAAAAGAAGATCGTAGAGAAGGAGCTTCAGCCGGGCTGGAATGCCCTGGTCGGCTCCCTCGGGTGTCACTACTGGCCCAGGAACGGCTGCATCCGGCTCTCGAACGGGGTCTATGACGGGGCCTGGGTGGGAGGAGTCTACATTTCCCACATCGAGATCAACGGTTCCCGTCGTGGGAACGGTCGGGAGTACCTGCCCCCGCGCTCGGTGCTCTACCTCGACACGTTCGGCGGCGCTCGACCCGGCCACGCGACCGCAGGCGTCGTCGGGGGAGTCCCGGTGCCTTTCTCCCAGGACGCTGCCTCGATGCACAGGGCGCGCGGGGAAGCCACCTACACGGAAGCCCTGGGCGATCTGTGGAAGGTCGCTGGCGTGCCTCAGCCCAACCCTCCCGGCGTTGAGTGGATCGAACCTGTCTGTGGCTGGCAGATGAACGGTCCGTTCCACTGGGAGCGCCACAAGGCCACAATGGGGCGCACGGCGCTCGACTGCCTGCAGGCTGCCAATGGCGAACCGTACCGAAATCCTGCCCGCAACGGCTACTACACCGGCTCGCGTGGCTGGGGCAAGGTCACGCAACTTCCGCGCTTCGCTGCGCTGAATAGTGATCAGTACGACGATCGCCGCATGCCGATCGATTGGAACACCGGCAACTGCCCGTACCGAGATCGCCTTCTCGGGCTGAACCAGTACAACGGCTGGTTGCCCTCAGACGACCAGCACCTAGGCAACACGACCGCGAGCGCCAAGGCGCTCGATCTAGTCGGCTGGGAGCCCGCACAGTTCGACCTCTCGATGATTGGTTGGGACTGCTCCTACGCACGCGACTCGATCCCCGCAACCGTCGCAGGACAGGGCAGCGACTTCTACGGTCGCCGCGCTGTCGCTTGGTCGATCGACACGATGCGGATGGACAGGCAGTTGTTTCCGCGCTCGCGCCTCCTCGTCGATCAGACGCTCAAGGCGATGACTCCTGCCGGGCAGGTCATGCGCGTGTCCGAAGGCTCGCAAGCAGCGCAGGGATTCTCTCCCGCTCTCTGGACCGCTGGTCCTGGCGTCCCTGATCCCCTGCCGACGAGCGAGGACATCGGCTACACCTACGAGCTGTGGCTGACCGCGTACGCGCTGGCAACACACGGCGAGTGGCGCGCTGTACAGAAGATCGTCAATGGGATGTTCGCCGCTTCGGGGGTCTTTCCATCTATCGTGAAGAAGAGGGGCTATGTACCGAAGGGCGTCGCGGTCGGACGAAAGGACGGCGTAGCCTACCCGGTCATCGCAGCGGGCGCAGGCATTCCCGACTTCATGCCGTCGATCGGCATCGGCTTACTTGCCTGTCAGGCAATTCACGAGGGCCGTAACCCGAAGAAGTATTTGGAGTTTGGACTCTTGTTCTCAACTCCAACTCAAGGCAAGGCGACTACTCTCATCGATCTCCGCAATCGTCTGAGAAACGAATGGGGCGGGCGTTCGCAGGTCGTTTGCTTGCTGTCAGCTCTGGAACGATCCGTCTGAAAAGAGAAGCGCCATCGAGAAAATCTCGATGGCGCTTGGCAGACTTAGGCCGGAACTCCCCCGCTCAAGAGGTAATCCCGACCCGCAGGCATGTTACCAGAGAGCGGGGTAGAGCGGGGGCGGCGCATCTCCACAGTCGCCGCCCCCTGACCCATGACTAGCTCGAACACTTCCCCCCGAATCGGGTCATGGGATTACTGGAGCCACTCGTAAGACACATCAGCCGCCCAGCGTGATTCGTTCAGCCAAGTCAGATAGGCGAAGATTCCGCCCGGCGGCACGGTGAGGTCGATGGTCCACGCGCTGCGAGCGTGCGTACGGATCGAGAGCGAGTCAACCGCCGAGACAGGCACGGTGGCCGTGCCGTCCGTCTCTCTCAGCAACGAGACCGAGCCGCCCGAGAACCCGGCGTAGTCCAAGGAGCCGTCGAACGGCACGCATGTTCCAGCCGCGTGCGTGATCTGGCTCACGCGCCTTGAAAGCAGGTGCCCGCTCTGCTGCACGCGCAGATCCCAGCCCGCTGAGATCCAGGCATCAACCGACCACGACGACACGCCGTCGCCGTCTGTCTCCCAGCCGTGGCGAATCAGCGTGTCGTGATCCACGCGCAGCCGAACGCGCGTTGCCCCCAGCGGGGGAGTTGGCAGCACAACGGCGCGCTCGCTGTTCGTGAACCCACCGTCGATGTGGACGGTTCCGCCGCCTAGACCGAACGCGACCAGGAGCAGAGCAATCATGGTCATCGAACCTCAGGTACTTTCATTAGGGGATTGTCGATCTGCATACGCAAGAACAGCGCCCTCAGCTCCCACACCTGGACGACGCCAGAGATCCGAGAGTCCACGCCATCCAATCGGTACACCAGCCGTTGTTCGGTTTGCGCGATCAGAGCCTTCGTCGCCGCTGCGTCGGCCGAAGCGGCGGCGGCGCGAGTGTCCGCAGCGGTCTGTAGGCTGTTCAGCGCCGACGTCAGCCACAGGACGCCGCCTATAACCACGACGACGAAGGCGATAGGGACGAGGGTGCCCTGGTCGAAGACCGTTCGGCCTCGACGATCATCCGGATCCAGCCGTCGCTCGTCCGACTGGGTGTCGTCGTCTACACTCATCGGGGCGGCTAGAAGTCGAGCAACTTGCCGAAGACTCGCCAGCCGAGCATTCCGAACATCACCCAGCCAACGATTGCGGGCCACTTGTTCGCGAAGCTCTCTCCCTTGGTACGGAAGAAGACGATCCCCACGAGCAGGGCGAGCCACATGACACAGTAGATAAGAGCTGCACTCATTTCGATCCCTTCAGCTTGCGAGCCGCTTTGGCTCTGGATTTCAGGTCAAGCCGCTTCGCAGCTTTTTCGGGACCTGTGTTCAGTTTCACGTCGAGCTGGCACGCCATGGCGGCGGCGGTCTTCAAGCACTTGGCTTTGGAGCTGTACTCTTCGCTACTCGCCAAAATCTCGGGCACGGCGCTGTGGTCCTTGACGCGCCAGCGCCATTTCTTATTCCTGCCTTGGTACATCTCGACTTCAGCCACGATGCCGGAGGAACCCATGCCTAGAAAGCTCATACGAATTTTCCTGTCTTCGGATCAAATCTGGGAGGAACCCTATCGGTCTCGGCAGCAACACGAGCGGTCTCTACCGCCTCGTCGCGGAAATAACCCTTTTCATGCGCTTCTTGGACTGTGTTGGCTTCCCCGCGCGTCTCCCGCGCCGCATCGCGCTCTTCGTTGACCTGCTTCACCGCATCCTTCTTCGTCTTCTGATAGCCAGCGACGGCGGCGAGGAGGATTGCCGCAACAGTTCCTAGTGGGCCACCGATGTTGCCTAGCCATGCCCACTGCCCGACATCTGCGGGGGGCGGGGGCGGCGGGATGGCGATCGGAGCTTTGCGACCTGGAACCGGATACTGCTCCAAAACACTCTGAAGATAAGCAGTGATCCCCGGTACCGTTCCTTCCAATGATCTGCCAACCGCGATCGTTGTCTGTGTTGCTTTCGTATCGACTGCATCGATGCGATCTTCGGTGTTTTTTACCGACTGGTCGACCTTGCCGTCAATCAGCGCATCGCGCTCGTTGACGAAGTCCTCTGTCGCTAAGCAACTCGAAAGACCGAGCAAACTGACAACAAGGAGGGGGCGCATGGCCCCCATAGTGTAGTCTCGACCGTGGGACCACAAGGGGTTATCCTCTGCCCAAGCCCCCTCGGGGGCCAGAGACCCACCTAGGGCAGATCCTTCTTGCAGAGGAGCTGCCCAAACGCGCTAGGCGGTCTCGGGGCGGCACGGTTCTCGGTGTGTCTCCGTTGCCGCCCCTTTTTTCTTCCTCATCTGCCTAGCCACCGTACTCGCGTGCCCCTTCGCTTCCTGAGGGAACATCTCAGCAACGATCGTGAATTTGCGCCCGCAGACCACGCACACCCCGCTCTGCGTCTTATGAGTCCCCTCGACCACATAGACATGCGTAACGTCAACCCTGCCGTTGTCGTGCGGGCACCTCATCTTCGGGTCTCGAATCGGTTAGTCCTCGGCAGCGCAACCGATGCAACTTGGGTGTCCGCTTCCACCTCATCGTAGTAGCACATCACCACGGCATCTGCACGGTCAGGCGAGGGGAATCCTCGCTTCATATACTTGTCCTTGGACTCCACGCGCACGCGACCCCTGGAGTCGATGTCGTACTGCCTCGTCGTAAGCTGCTGGATCAGAATCGGATCGTTTTTCAGCAAAACAGCCGATTTCTTGCACTTCTGAGCGAACGTGAACCACGCTTCGGTGATCTTGTCGGAGTATTCTCGGCTTCTGCGAGCGTTCTGTTGTGCCTTGAATTCGTGGACAGTGCGCCCTGATTCCTTGAAATCGACCATCACCGAGTCACCTAGGCCGTTGGCGTCGGCACAAAATGCCGCTTGTTCGTTCGTCCAGCCTGCTTCTAGCTGCTTTTTGAAGGCCAGCTTATTGATATGCCTCGGTTCCGTGTGCGGATAGAACTCCAATCCCATCAACGCCTGCCCGCTGCGCCACGCGATGACGTTTTCGTCGCCACCGAAGCGCGCGTAGTCGATCCCGAACTGCTTTGCTGGGGCGATCTTGCCTGCGAACTTGCGCGGAACCCGCATCGCATCGTAAAGCGGCGTTCTCAGGCACCTTTCCACTTCTTCGACCGAAATGATGCAGTTTGGGTCCATGTGCGGGAACTCTCCCAGCACGCGGACCCTGAAAACGTCCGAATCTCGACCGTAAGTATCGATAATGAACTGGATTTGATCCTTCGAAGTGAGCGGGGAGTCCTCGGAGTTGAACGTCATGCACGTCCAACGGGCTCTCTCGCTTGAGAAGAAGCGAAAAAAGCCGCAGTCGCGCAAGTTTGGGTTACCGACAGCGATTTCCATCGAGTTCTGGTTCGTCAGGGTGCCTGCGATAGCCTCCAGGAACGGGTCTTCGATGCCTGACGCTTCATCCAGGATGAATGTCAGGTTCTCTTGGTGAATTCCTTGAATCGCCTCAGGTTTGGTAGCAGTGACGAAGCCGATTCTCCACTTCTCTCTCCCGGCGAGCACGATCTGGCTCTTCGTGGGTTTGAAGAGCCTCCGCATCAGCGGGTTCCGAGCGTTGTCCAGGATGCGACCGAACTCGGTGAGCCACTGGCGGCACTGGCGCATGGTCGGAGACGTGACCATCGTGAGCGCATCGACGTGCTGGAACGTCCTCCAGGCCCCTGCGATGCACGTCCCGGCGCTCTTCCCGACACCGTGGCCGCTCTTGGCCGCGATGCGGGGGCTGCCTACCTGGACCGCCTGGAACAGCTCCGCCTGCTGCGGCGTGGGATCGACCCCCATTGCCTCGGAGAATTTGAAAATGTCTTCTCGAAGAGGACGGTAGAAGTCACCGAGGCGCGTTTCGAGGGCTGATGCCACGGTATCACGTTGCCAGGATGTTGTTGAGTGCCGCACGGAGGGCTGCCGCTGCGCTAATCGTCTCGGGTCCCTCCCCGAACTGCGGTCGATACTGCCCTCGGTGCATTTGCTACAGGCATTCCTAGACTGCTAGAATCGCATTCATCTGAGCACGCAGAGCAGCCGCAACAGCGAGCGTGGCTGACGAAGGCGCTCCCGCAAGCAGGTTGGCGCTCTCAGGCTGTCGGAAGCCCGAGTAGCCGTTGCCTGCGTTGCTCGCGTGCAGGAAGAGCTTCTCCGTGACCGTGGTGCCGCCCTGGCGAACGAAGCTGTGGACCCCATCGGAGACGGCGGCATTGAGCTGCGAGGGGGAAGAAACGTACCGTCTTGTGGCCGGGTCCCAGCCGTACCCGGCGTACTGCCCCCCGTTCATCGAGTAGAGCAGCGTGCGCTGGGTCGGGACCGTTTTGTCTCTGAGGTGGCCGATGATGCCCACGCTGTCCTTAGGCCGCTCTCCGTTGAGCAGGTTGGCATCAGCTCCTGCGGGATAGACCTTGCAGATGTCTCGGATCAGCTTCCCGATGTCAGGAGTACACACGAAGGCGTTCGAGATGCGCGGGGCTTCGCCGCAGATCGCGCCTCCGATGAACAGCGGACAGTTCACGCCGCCACGGTAGACGAACCGCTTGGCACGATCGACTGCGAACGGCGCTTCCACGCAGTCCCCGCTGGTGCCGTTGTCCGTGAGAACGATGAAGATTGTCTTCGTGTACTGCCCGTTGGCCTGAAGCACCGAGACGACTCGCCCGAACACCTCATCTGCGGATTCGATGCAGTGCTTCTGGCACATCACCCGCTTGGCGATCTCTGTCGGATCTGCGGAGTTAGGATAGTTGTGGTTTGTGCCAGCAGCCGGGTACGCCTCTCCGAAAGCCGTAGTCCAGTCCGCGACCGACAAGGCCGAGATCGCGCCCACGCCGGTCGTCGGCGGGGATTGGTAGACCGCGTGCCCGACGCTCGGTGCCCACCAGAGGAAGAACGAACGATCAGCCGCCGCTGCATCGTCCAGGAACTCCGTCATGTCCGTCAGCTCACGCGCGGGACCGTACTCCGTTATGAGGTCGGCGGTGATGGTGATCTCGTCAGTATCTACGTCTCGTACGTTGGTGATATACTGCCAGTTCACAAACTGATCCGAGAGGTTCATCTGATGACCCTTGAAGATGTCCCAGCCCTCTCCTCTCGTACACCAGTCATAGTTGTCTAGCTGTGCTGTGTGGCTCTTGCCGATCTTAGCATTCCGATAGACCCTGTTCGGCCTCCCGTTCCTGATCGCGGTCGGTAGGCATTGGATCAGTTGCGGAACACGGTTCTGTTTGTCTAGTGGATCTTGCCCGAGGTAGAAATTACCACTCTCAACTCCGGGGTTCTCCGTGATGTTCGTGAAAAGCCCGTGGTGGTGCGGCCACATCTCGCTGCTGATGCCTGCCCTGGTAGGTCCGCAGGTCGGGTTGGCCCAGAAGTTGTTGAACGTCACTCCCCGATCCTGCACATGGGTTCGGATGTTGTGGATTCGGATGACTTGTCCGGAGTAGCCAGTGATCCCTACATAGCTGTTGAACTTCTCCAGCCCAACGTCATCGAGGATCACCACCACGACGTTGTAGTCGTACGGCACCTGACTGATGGCGGCTGCTACTGCATCCGGTGCATCCTCTACCGAGATGCCGGTAGGGCCTAAGGCGACGCTGCCTTTGACCGCTCCGGTAGTTCCGCTGGGTGCGTTTGTTACGGGCATGGGCTCTAGCTAGAATACTTGGTAGTGACTTGCAGTTGATCGATTGACCAGTTGCCTTCGAAGGCGCGATACTTGTACCCGTTGAGGGTGATTTCCATGTCCCAACGTCCGGCCAATACCTGCCCGACAACCTGCTCGGTTTCGTTGCGCATGAGGTGCAACCAAATCTTGCCGGTCGTCCTGAGTGGGTCCAGGTAGACCAGGGGGACTGGGCAGCCCGTCTTGACCCCGGTGGGCAAGGCCGCGGTACGGAACTCGCACTGGATGTCCGTGGCGACGACCACGGCGGTCAGGTCTACGATCGTGCCATCGATGTCGCGCAGGACCAGCCCGAGGAAGTAGTCGCTGCCTTGGACGATCTGGAGGATGCCGCTCAGGTCCACCTTCTCGGGCAGGACCACGATCTCGGGGCTGCCGGTGATCGGCGCGATCCCGCCGCCGGGGTACTCGAACGCTCCGATGTCCCAGGCAAGCTGTGGGCCTGCGGGTCGGTTCGTCCAGTCGTAGTCGAACCAGACCGGCAGCGTCGTGCCCGTGTCGATGCAGGGGCTCGTGGGCTGGAGCCGGAAGTTCCCGCCCGATTCGTTCTCGAAGAGCGGATCCAGGAGGTAGTTCGTCGCCGTGACGACCGGCCCAGGGCCAGTGGTGACGTTGACGCTCGTGATGAGCGAGCGGACGATGTTGTTCTGGACCGAGACGGAGTTGATGCCGTTGTTTTCGACGAAGTGCCACGTTCCACCCGCCGATGTCGAGCGGTAGACGGTGTTGTTGTGGACTCGTACTTCGGTCGGGTAGGGGTTGTTGATCCCCCGGCGGTCCACCTCGATCGTGCCGCCCCAGTTAGCGCCCGAGTGATCGAAGATGTTGTTTCGGACATCGACCTTGCTGGCCCAGCACTCGATGAACCGGCTGACCGCTGACCCCGGCGTGGCGATCCTGAAGTAGTTGCCCTCGACCAGCACGTTCTCGACGAAGCGCGGGTACTCCGCAGTTCCCTCGGGTCCCAGCTCCATGACCCAGGTGGTGCCGCCGTCTGCCGTGAACGAGTTGTCCGTGACGCAGACGAGGTGAGTCTTGAGCGGCGGGAGCAAGCCCATCACCCGCAGCATGGTCGAATTGCACAGGCCGAAGACGTTGCTCTGTACCGCTGACCGACAGGCGTACGACCGGAAGTGCGCTTGGTTTCCTCCTGCCTGTGTGAACTTGTTGTTCAACAGAGCCAAGTAGTCCAGCGTCGTTAGGTCAGCACCACTCGATGCGTAGACTCCGTAGTTTACTTGGTTCGAGAAATCGTTCCCCGCGAATACCACGCCTGTTTTCGCAGCGCCGTATACCTGTGTTGCGATTACGAAGCTGTCGATCTGGTTGCGATACAGTAGTCCGTAGGACCCAAGCTCAATCCCGATCTCACAGCTAGTGTTGCCCTTGATGTTCATGTCCAGGATCCTGAGATCCGTGACATCGGCAGTCAGGTTGAACCATGTATCCGAGGGTCCTACGGTAGAGTAAGTGACGTTCAGGATCGGGTTGGCTCCTGAGCCATACGCTCCGATCTCGAACGGCCCGGTCTTGCCGGTTGTCGCGACGGCAGTTGAGACGGTCCAGTTCTCGCCTCGGTTGAAGAGCATCCTGCGTGGGCCGTTGGAGGCCAGCAGGATTGTCATGGCGTAGTCGAAGGTCTGGAACGGTGCGGCGGGGCTCAGGCCGTCGTTGGCGTTCGACCCGGTTGCGTTCGAGACGTAGTAGGTCTGGTTGGCCGGGTAGGTGGCGTTCTGCGCGGTGACGGTGACGACTTGGGTGTGGGTCTCGGTCGTGCCGTCTTCTTTCGTGATCGTGCAGGTTGCCGAGTAGGTCCCTGAGGAATCGAAGACGACTGCGGCGATGGGGCCGGTTGCTTTGCTCAGGCTCTTGCCGCTGTGGCTTGCTCCTGGAGCTGATAGGGCGTTGCCGAAGTTCCAGCGGTAGTCGAAGAGGTTGTAGTTCCCTCCTGTCGGTTGTGTGGTTCCGCTGGCTGGCGCTGCGGCGTCGAAGATTACGGCCAGGGGGGCGACGCCGGTGATTCTGTTTGCGAGTGCCATGTGGGGTCAGGGAATGACCAGCGGGTCAGTGACTTCGGTATCGATGGTCCAGGTCCCGGTGACGGCGCGTTGGACGGACCGTGAGCTGTTGCCGCTGGCTGCGCCACCGATGGAGGACAGGTCGAGGTTTTGGTCCATGACCTGGATGTCGAAGACCCCGCTGCCTGAGAAGGCTTGGGCGTTCTTCGTACCCCGGTGATTCACGAGCAGGAAGAAGTCCAGCTCGGGCACGACGACGTGGATCTGTCCCCCTACGCCCCCGTTCAACCATTCGGAAAGGGCTTTGGATCCTGCTGGGACAATCCCACTGGCTGCTTGCGCTTGCGGCCAGTCACCAGGGATGATGCCACCAGCGGTGCGGCTCAGGTTACTGAACCTGATGTGCGGGAGAACGAGCGCGTACTGGCTCATGTCCTTCGGCAACCCGTTTTCCAGCACTGTGAAAACGAACGTGTTGTCCGATCCCCGAACCAACTTTATTGCGACTACGGTTGGACGGAGCGTCTCGATCAGGTTGGGCATGGTCCCGTAAGGCTACTCCGGATCGTCCTCTTGGTCTACCTGGGGGTCCTCTGGGTCCTCGGGGTCGTAACCTAGGGCTGGGGCTCGGGTTACATCCAGTGTGCTAGGGGTGCGGGCGTGGGAGTCCTTGAGTACCACCCGTGCGAAGGTGTCCAGGAGGCCCTCGGGGGCCGATTTTGTGATTCCTCGCACCAGGGCCTCCATCTTCAGCGCGTTCATCTCTTCCCTCAGGTTGAGGCCCGCGCGTGCCCGCTGTTGCAGCTCTTGCAGCCTGAGCGTCATAAGACTTCGTTCGTCCTCTTGATCGTAGTCCGCGAACTCTTTCGCATGTGTCCGGGCCATCGCAATCAGGGATTGCGCTTCGATGGGTAGCAGGTACATCGACTTCAGCAACTTGTGATGCACCTCCAGGGTTGATACCTGGGTTAGCATCTTGAGCGTGTACTGTATTGCCTTGCCCTCGTAGGAGATGATTTCTCTGAGGGACGGCCAGTTGGCGCGTAGGGACTCGTTGGGGTGGAATAGACCCCAGGTGAATTCGGATGTCTGTAGCGGATCGGTTGGGAGGATCACTTCCGTATTCAGCTCCTTGGCGAGCTGTATGACTGCTCTAGCCCAGTCCACTGAGTAGTTGAGTGAGTCTCCCGGATGACATGGGAACTTCTGGCCACTCAAAGAGGTCAAGTGCATCTCAGCAATCTGGGCTGATGGCAGCACCTCCCGGATGAGCGCAGCCGGGTGCGGCAGACGGTCGTGGACCCGCAAGCACCCGCGCGTGATCCGCCACGCAACCCTCGTGCGAGCACGGTGCGTCTTGCGGGCAAGTTTCTCACCGGATGGCGAGGACTGGAGCCGATTGAAAAGCGACATAGGGGCCGGGATAGCACTATGGGCTCGACTACGCAAGGGCGGTGCGCCTTCCGGCAAGGTCCCGCTCGCGAACACCTGCACGGGGGAAAAATAGCCCCGCATTTCCTGCACACCTGCACAGGGGAAAAATAGCCCCCGGGAAAAAATCACCCCGCATTTCCTGCACACCTGCACAGGGGAAAAATAGCCCCGCATTTCCTGCACATCTGCACAGGGGAAAAATAGCCCCCGGGAAAAAATCACCCCGCATTTCTAATATTGCCCCTTCCTCGCCTTACATATCTCTTACGTAGCGGTTGCAATCGGCGCGTGGCATGGCACAACATGTATAGCCAACATGCTCTATGCATAGTGACTCTTATTGAATTATCGCATCCGTGCGTCTGGACTAATATGCATAGCCAACATGCTCTATGCATAGTGATTCTTATTGGACTATCGCATCCGTGCGTCCGTGGACGATATTCGGAAAGTAATCTATCTTGATTTATAGCGATTTATAATAATAATTAGGCGAAGGTTCTCCCCGATGCCCTAATCACGCCGAATATTGAAATATGGTATCCAGGCCCGGAGGTCATTTACTTGTGAGGTATATTTAGGTCGCTTAGCGGGCTTCAAATGAAAGTTTCTAGGGTATCGATAAAATATTAAATGACTAGTAAATTTTAGCTTCCGACCAATTCTGCGCTATTTTCCAGGCCGTTGCCATTAGTACCCGACAGGAACCCTAACGAGCTCTCTGTAAAAAAGACGTAAGGGGTCCGAATTGCCACAAAGGCCCAGGATCGACGCTACCGAAGTCGATCGACCGAAGGGCGGCCCCACTACTAACGTCGATCCTGGGCCCGCCTGCGGCTCCGCAGGCTGGCCAGTGTGCTAGAACGGTGACGCTGAGGCCGAATAGCGGACACTGGCATCCTGGATCCCAAACTTTTGTCAAAACCCCCTCTGTTGTCGCGGAGCGCGGAAACACTTTATCCATTTTCACGAAAACGTGAAAATGCTTAGTAACCAATAGATTGCTTCCACCTTCCTCTCTGCTATACCACCTTTTTGAAGCGAGACCATCCTGCGCTACAGAAAGAATACATACTATTCCGTTCCTAGGTAATTGCATTGCCGGGGGTTCCGACATTCCTCAACGTATTATTACTGTAAACAGCGGTTTCCAGCCGATTATGCGATTTTTTGTTTGCTTCCGAGCACCTTGCCTCTCCAAGCCGCAGGAACGCGCAGGATGCACGCTGGCCGGAAGTGACCTAGATAGCTCAACCGGCATACGATCGTCAAAATTAGGATAAGCAACGCTCCCATATAGAGTTATGACGATACTAGGAGTGTGCAAAATACCGTGCAAAAATACGCTGGAACGGTGCGCTACGGCACGGTTCTAGCAGACAACGCTACAGGGTACAGCTTACAGTACCCTTACAGAAAAGATAGGTGGAACAGTTGCAAGCCAGCCGCGGAGAGTTACGATGAATGCACGGGAGTGAAAAATCCCTCGCACCGAAACCCCGAAACCCGAAACCCCGATCCCATGACCTCTACTGACATCGCTCGCGCTGACCTCGCCGCCGCCGCCGCCGCCGCCTACTCTGTCACCCTCGACCTCGCACACTCTGCCCGCGCCCGCGCTGATGCGGCATACGATGCCGCCGTTTGCACCCGCGCTGACGCTGTTCGCGCCCTGGCCGAAGCCGCCAGCGCTCACGCTGACGCTGTTCGCGCCCGTGCCGATGCCGCTGCCGCTGATGCCGCCCTCGCCCTCGCCCTCGCCGATGTCGGCCGCGCCCGCGCCGATTCCTGAAACCCCGAAACCCCGACACCCGAAACCCCGATCCCATGCCCGATACAGCCCTCGCCCTCGCCTTCGCTCGCTTCCTGGCTGATGCCGCCCTGGCCGATGCCGCTCGCACCGACGTCGCCCGCGCCGATACAGCCCTCGCCCTTGCTCGCGCTCGCGCCAATGCCGATGCCGCCCTCGCCGATGGCGCTCGCGCCCGTGCCGATGCCGCTCGCGCCCAGTACGATGCCGCCGTTTGCAACCGCGCCGTTTGCAATCGCGCCGATGCCGCTCGCGCCGATGTCAGACTCTCTAATAGTGCCCTCGACCTAGCTCGCGCCGATGTAGCCAGCGCTCGCGCTCGCGCCCTGGCCGATGCCGCCAGCGCCAGCGCCGATGCCGACGACGCCGCCGACGCCGCCGCCAGTGCCCGCGCCCGTGTCGATGCCGCCGAGGCCAATGCGGCTTTTTCCGATGCGGCCTTTTCCGATGCCCTCCGCGCCGTCAATGCCGGCCGCGCCCGCGCCGATTCCTGAAACCCGAAACCCGAAACCCGAAACCCGACACCCGAGCCCGATCATGACCACCTCCCGAGCCGCTGCTGCTGACGCTGCCTACGCTGCTGTCCGTGCTGCTGCTGCCCGTGCTGCTGCCTACGCTGCTGACGCTGCTGCTGCCCGTGCTGCTGACGCCCGTGC